TAATCCCCAAACCTGCACTAATCGCGTGTAATACCGTAGTAACATATTCTTTATAGTCCTCGACGCTGGGTGGTTGAGCAAATTCAATGGTCTTCCCCGGTGGTAGTTCTTCTAAAAGACCCGGTTCAAGCCGGGTGCTTAAGTCATCGCCGCATTCAGGGTCTTCATCTTTAAAATCAGCTGAAAGGTCCCGGACAAATCCAACAAAGCAGCTTGCTATTTTCTGTTTATAAAGTTGGGCGTCTTCGTATTCATCAACATCTTTTAGTCGAACCATAGTCGGTGCCAACCAGGGCACACCGCGTGTTTGGCCAGGACGAAGCGTTTTAAAAATATGATAAATTTCAGAAATAGGAACCCGAGTCGATTCAATCCCAACATTTGAGCCGCCTAAAACACCTAAATAAGCGCCGGGATGCCTGTCATATAAATAAAGAGCGACCCTGCGTCCCTGTTTATCGAACTCAACCCCTTGAATAACGGTGTGGCCGTTGTTTAAAACGTTACCGTCTTGAGTCGTATCAATGAAATCAGCTTCAAGAATTTGGTATTGCAAAGGGAATTTGGTTTTAGAACTGAATTTTTTTCGGATTAAAACTTCGCCCGATTCGGGAACGGCCTCCATTATCAGACGTTGCATCCCGAATATATCGAACCTGCCGTCAAAATCAAAAGTTTTCGACTCAGTCCACTCACGCCAACGTTGTTCTAGACTAGGGTCTAGGGCTCTGGCAGTATCCTGCGCTGGTCGAAATTGAGTTTTTATCCCCGGCCCAACAACATTAGAACTTATAATAGAAATCGCCCGGTTGGCGTAAGCGTTGTTCCGGCGTAAATCTCGGCAACGAGCTCTTAAGGTAGGAAGGTCGCGAGCAGTTTCAGTATCCTGATTGCTATGAGGTGCCCACCAGCGTCCAAGCCGTTTTTTACGACTCGCCCCTTCATATTTTCTTTTTTTGATTTTCTTACTGCGCCAAAATGCAAAACTCAATTCCATTAACAATCACCCAAGCCTTTGGTGTGGGTGGTGACGATTCTCTTACCGCCAAAAAGCCCTTTGCCGCCGTCGCACTTTTTAGTTAAACCTAAGTTTTCGCGCGCTAAATCTCGAATCCGCATCATTTCTTCTAAGGACCGATACTCAACTTCTTTATCAGAATACTTAACCCGACGGGTGCCTTCAATAATAGCACATTCTAAGGCTTCAAGGCGTTCCACGGTGAATTGCTGTTCATAAACTTTCTGCGACAAAAATATCTCCCCACCAAAGACGCCGATATTAGATTAAAAATTTCAAATTACCAATAGTCTGATTTGCTTTTTTTCTTTTTTGCCCGTGCTTTTTTTGTATTACCGTTATTGTTATCGGTTTTTTCTTCGTTTGCAACAGGGGGTCTTTGCTCAACTCTCAGCCAGTCCTGTTCTTTAAATCTTGGAATGCCTAAAATTGCACCAGCGGCTAACGCATAACATCGGCAATCGAGAGCTTCGTTTCGTTCCCGAGTTTTTACGAACTCGGTTACTGAAAACCCTTTACGGTCGCGCTTTACAACGATTTTCTCCGCTGTCAATTGCTTGAAATATTCCTGCTGATATTCGGGAAAATGATAATAACCTTTGGCAAAAGGGCCGTCATCCGTCGGCGGATCAATGCCTAATTTCCCGTAAATTTCGGACTTAAGGACGTTGACACCAACCAACCAAAGTCTGACGCCCCGTTTATATTGCCGTCCATTATGACGAAAATCTGTGATTTTTGGAACCCCAACGGCCATGGCCATGTTTTCAGAACCTTTGACCGGAGCTACTTTACTAGCCGGAAACTTACGACAAAAATTATAAACGTGACTGGTTCGATAGCCCGAATCAATAGTGGTAAAACTAATAGGTAAAAGCTTGCCATTCTCGTGGGGAACCGGGCGGAGAATATGAGCCCGAAACTCATCCCAAACAGCTTCTTGAGCGGTGTCCCCCATAAAAACTCGGTAGTCGATCGACCATACTTCTTCATTGCGTCCAAAACCAATAACCTCGCACTCTATACGGTCAGCCTGTACGTCGGCCCCACAAGTAATTAAAACTGTTCCTTCAGGCGCTATGCCGGTTTCATAGTCTTCCCGGCGCATATAAAGGCGTTCCCACTCAGGAGACTCACCAGGTTCGTCATAACTGATTCCCAAAACGGTGTTGACAAAAGTCCGCATTTTTTCGGTTTTATTTTCTTCTTCTAAAGAGCATTTCGCTTCTTCATAGTCCCGAGCAATGTCTGCCCAACCAAACCAGCCTACGGGCGAGTACAGAGAATTAATAAAAAATCCTATTTTTTTACGCTCGGGAAAGTTAGCAATCCACTCCCCACCCTCAAGCATTAGAGTTTTTTTATGTTCTGGAATTAAAACACCGCACTCAATGCAAGCATACTCACAACGAGTGACTTCGCCAGACTCTCTATCATAGTCCCAATCCAATTGCTCAAAGTCTAATTTTTGTTTGTGGCCGCAGTCCGGGCAGGGCACGACATAATTTCTTTGATCACTCGTTGCATATTCGTCTTCAATTTTACTGGCACCACGGATTGTCGGTGTCGAAATCAAAAATGATTTTCGTCTAGAAAATGTTCGCGAACGAGCTTCAACAAGTTTTATCGGGTCCCCTTGCCCTTCAACGTCATGGGGGTATTCGTCAATTTCGTCCATTAAGTTAAACCGGGCCGGCATTGATTTTAACCCGGCTGCACTATTGGCACCTGTAATAACAAGTTCACCCCCAACAAAACTTTTTTGTAGGATTGTATTACTTGAATCTCTTGATTTTATTGAACCGACTTTAGATTTTAAGCGAGGGTTTTCGTCGATCAAGGGGTCAATTCTAAGTTTTGAGTTCTTACGACCGTCGTCTACTCGTGGCCAAACAACTAAAGTTGGTCCTGGAGCGTGGTCAATAATGTACCCAAGCCAATTCAACCCCGTCTCTGTCCCGCCAATCTGTGAAGCTTTTTGAAAAACAACAACTTTTACTGGGTTGGAAATCGACAGACAGTCCATGATTTCTTTTAGATAAGGTGTTCGCTGTGTGCGCCACCGACCAGGCTCACTCGCTGCTTTCCGTGAAAGCAAACGATGTTCGTCAGCCCACTCACTCACTGTTAAAATAGGTTCAGGCTTTAGCGCTTCCCCTATCCAACCTAAAAGTTTTTTTTCGTCCCTATCAACAAAACCGGGTATTAATTCAACGGATTCAGCTTCCATACCTATCCGAAATACCCGCTAAGGCTTTGTTAATTGCTTCGTGCAATTTCGTTTGTAAATCAACAAGGTCTGTACACGCTAAAAGGTCTGGCCCCATTTGATCGGGGATGTTTAACAACTGTTCTTTTGCATCCCCAAAAGCTTTCATAACTGTCTTTTTAACACTGTCAGCTTTAATAAGCTTACCAAGTTGTTCATCTAACTTAACTTGATTTAAAGCGAGAGTGATTTCTTCTTTTTTAGACTTAGCATCCCAAAATTTTTGGTTAGCATCTTCACGTTCTTCGTCTGTAGTTGGTTCTTTGTCACTGTATTGATTTTTAAAAAGGGTTTTGTTGCGCTCTGTAAGTCGACCTTTGTTAACAGCTTCAAGTATTTGATCCGCTCCAGACTTATCAATAAACCAACGATGGCCTTTTTTCTTACAAACGGTATCGGGTAGAATCCCACGTTTTATTTTATTTCTAATAGTCGCGTCATCAACTCCGCGCCAAAAAGCATACTCAGCTAATGGAATATATTCCAATTTGTCCCCCGCAAAATCCATTTATAAAACGTAACACAGGAAATTGAAACGATAGAAATGCTTAAAAATCTCAGAACGGGTTAAGTTTAACTAATTTTTAAAAATTAAAGAGTATTACGATTTAATAGCTTGACTAGTCGAGTCGTGCGCACTTCGCCGCCCGCCTGCCTCAGATCGAAGGAAGGACCCACTGAAAATAAATATAATTAACTTTAAGCTTTATATCTAATATAACGGTAGTACACAGTCAGATGCTGTTGAATAAATATCAACTAAAAATGTGTTGAAAAATATTCTATTCTTGACTTACTTAGCTTTCTTTAGTCGTCGTCTGTTCGCTTGTGAGATACTTCCGTCCATCAATCCCCTGAATGTACGAATGAACTCTCTCTGAAACATGTCTCGCCCTCGTTTATTGAGCTGTGCCCTAAGTCGTGGTCTACGCACCATAGAGCTGACTGAATTGACAGCCTTACGAGTGAGGGGTAGGCGCCGCTTACCCTGCCTCACAAAGACCTGGTATTTGTTGTTGCGCCCCTTAGCTATGAAGGCCCGCTTAAGCTTAGTACGCTTGCCTCTCTTGACCTGCACCCTTACAGGCCGGCGCTTACGCACAGCTATCCCCTTTTGGGGCCTTGGCTCTTTACGGCCTTGTACAAAGTTAATAAGCCCGATAGATTTACCACTAAAGGTGACCTCTCCCCTGACAGTGTCCAGGGTATTCCCAAAGACCTTGCCCTGACTAACAAACCGTTGTCGCAATAAACTCACTTTTATATTTCTTTTTTCGCGTATTCTTTTAATGCCTTCGGTTTTAATAGCGGTGGCCGCTCGTTTTATTCCGCGCTTCGCAGCTCGAACAGCGTGCTTTGTAGTCTTTTTACTAAGTAGATCATTTATGGCATCTAGGTTATGAGAAATATCGATATCTAAGCTCATATCTCTCTATTCGGTAAAAATTATCAAGCCCTTGAATCTGCCTTGGCGTCCCAAAGCAAGCCTTGCCTCGTTGGACTTTCAGGGCGTTGCCATAAGAGTGGCTTCAAAAGTCGCAGTCCATGAGTCAAGGGAACATTACGTTTCAAATTAAGAAGCTTTAGCTTTTTTTAAATGATCAAGCCTACGTTTAAACGCTGAAGAACTCTCTCCGGGTCGGCGAACCATCAAATTGTCGGCAGAGGTTGTTGAAGCTTGAGCTGCTTTAGTTGAAGGTACCGTCTCCGCTTTAGTGTCAACTTTCGCTTTTACGTCTTCAGTTTTTTTGCTTTGGTCCGCTTCTTCGTTTTTGTCTTTTTTATTTTTATTGAGCATTTTTTGCCTCCTGTTATGAATGACTCCAATTGGCCATTAAGCC